GAACTGCACGCCGTCGACTGGCCCGAATGGGAGCCGCCGGAGGAGCTGTAAGCGATCGGTAACGCGCCGTTAACCGCAAGTTTTCACGGCCCTTTAACCATGTTGTGGCCAGATGGTCTGGCGCTGGTGCGCTCGGGAGAGACCGCAACATGACCGATATCTTGACCGCCATTGAGAGCGACGACTTCTGGGCCCGGGTGCGTGCGGCGCTGGCGGCGATCCAGCCGGTCCGCAAGGAACGGGCGCCGGCCTATGGGCATTCGGCGATTGCGCAGCTGATGGCGGCCAAGCCGCAGACCGGGACGCGGATCGACCAGGAGATCGAGCAGGCCTGGGCCGACTCGGCCGAGGACCAGGTGCCGATGAGCCTGGTCATTGTCGAAATCGACCGGATGAGCGATTATTTCACCGCCTATGGCAAGGACGCCAACGATGCCTGCGTGCGGGCGGTGATGCAGACCATCGCTAACGCGCTGCCGCGCGACGAGGACATGTGCCTGCGCATGGGCGGGCATCGTTTCGTGATCGCGCTGCCCGACATGCCGCTCAAAGCCGCCAAGGCCAATGCCGCGAAGATCGCCAAGGCGGTCCGCAAGCTGGGGCGGGCGCACAAGGAAAGTCACGCCGGCATCGTGACCGCCAGCGTCGGATTTGCCGTGGTCGATCCTGAGGGCGATTACGACAAGGGGCTGTTCACCGCGGCCATGGGGGCGTTGAAAAAGGCGCAGCGCAAGGGGCTGGGGCGGATGTATGGCGTCGATCTGCGGCCAGGTCAGGAGCGTCGGCGCAGGAAAGCTGCGGCCTGACGAAAGACCTGTCCGGCAGGTTGCCAGCCTGGCGTTGAGCCCCTAAGAGAGCCGTCCCTCGCGCGCCGTCCGGCCGCTTGTTCCTGATGGATGGTGCGCCATGACCCTTGCTTGCGGCCTCGATTTTGGCACGTCCAATTCGACCTTTGCGCGCATCGATGCGCAGGGGCACCCGCATCTGTTGGCGCTCGAGGACGGCAAGCCGACCATTCCCAGCGTGATTTTTTTCGGCTTCGAGGACGACAGCATCCGCTTTGGCCGCGATGCGGTGGCGGAATATGTGACCGGCGCCGACGGGCGGCTGATGCGCTCGCTGAAGAGCGTGCTCGGCACCGGGCTGATCGGGGACAGCACGCGGGTCAAGGCGCGCAGCTATGGATTTCTGGAAATCCTCGGGATTTTCATTGGTGAGCTGAAGCTGCGGGCCGAGGGCGAACTGGAGCAGGGCATCGACAGCGTGGTGTGCGGGCGCCCGGTGCATTTTGTCGACGACGATACGGCAGCCGATGCCGCAGCGCAGGGGCAGCTCGAAAGCGCGGTGCGGGCGCAGGGGTTTGCGCATGTGGATTTTCAGTTCGAGCCGATCGCCGCGGCGCTGGATTACGAGCGGCAGGTCACCAGCGAGAAACTGGCGCTGATCGTCGATCTGGGCGGCGGTACCTCGGACTTTTCGGTGGTGCGCGTATCGCCAGAGCGGGCCCGGGCGGCGGACCGCAGCGGCGATATTCTGGCGACGGCAGGCGTGCATATCGGCGGCACCGATTTCGACCGGCTGTTGTCGATGACCAAGGTGATGCCCGAGCTGGGGTTGGGGACCATGACGCGGGATGGCAAGCGGCACCTGCCGGTGGCGCCGTACTATGATCTGTCGACCTGGCACCGGATCAACCGGCTATACAATGCGCAGACGCTGCGGGACTTGCGGGGCACGCGCAACGAGGCGCAGGCGCGCGAGCGGGTCGAGACGATGATCGCACTGATCGAGGATCGGCTGGGGCATCAATTGGTCGGCGCGGTCGAGGCTGCCAAGATTACGCTGTCGGATGCTGATACGGTCGATTTCGGCTTTGCGGTGCGCGATAAGACGCTGGCGACGGTGATGAGCGTGGCCGATCTGGAGAAGGCGCTGGCGGCGTCGGTCAAGCGGATCGAGGAGACGATCGGTGAAACGCTGCGGCGGGCAGGGGTGGCGCTCGTCGATGTCGATAGCCTGATCCTGACGGGCGGATCGACCCAGGTGCCGGCGATTGCGCGGCGGCTGGAGGCGATGTTTCCCGAGGCGGAACTGGTGCGGACGGATGTGCTGGGGAGCGTCGGGCTGGGGCTGGCGCTGGATGCACGGCGCAAGTTCGGGGCCTGAGAGCGCGAGAAAGTTCGAGAAACTTATCCAGCTTATCCCCGCGTGACGGAGGTGGGGTATAGTTCAGTTATGGTCGGAAAAGTGGGTCAGGAGGCCTTGCGCAGGGGTTGCCGGCGACTGGTTCGGTCGGGAACCAGCTGGCTCGGGTAGCGACCGCGGATCGACTGGTTGAAGAAGCGACCGCGGGACTCGGCGTCACGCAGGGCTTCGTAGATGAATTCGGGCACGCCGGAATATTTGTAGCGGCGGCCCTCTGGGGCGAACCAGATCGACAGCTCTTCGATATCGGGTTTGTAGATGATGTGGCGGATGGCGGCGGACATCGTGTTCTCCCGTTTGGACTCCGCAGCCATGAATCCCACGCGATTCGATCAAGTTCCGGCTAATCGCCCGAAACGATTCACAAACGAGTCATTGCAATGAGAACGGCGCAGAAACCGGCAGACTTCGATTGGTCAGCGGTGCAGCTCGCCTATGAGACGCACGAACTGACTAATGTGGAAATCTGCCAGCAATTCGGCATTACCCAGTACCAATTCCGCTACCAGCGGGAGGGCGGTGGCTGGATCAGTCGTCGGGCCCGCGTGGTCAATCGTGCTGACCTGATCAATCGGATGCTCAAGATTCTAGAGCGACAAATCTGCAAACTGGAGGCGCCGATGACGGACGGTATCAACAAAAGTATCCAAATGCTGGGAGCCTCATCAAAGACGCTCGATAAGCTGATAGAACTGCGCAAGGACGCAGAGCCAGACGTAATCAGCCTCGAAGAAGACAGTCGCAACCGCGAAAAATTGGTCAAGCTCCTTGACGAACGCCAGCGTCGCTGAGCTCAGGGCCAGCGTTGCGCTACTAGCTCGCGACGCGGTCGACGCGAAACTTTATGATTGGAGCGAATGGGCCTATCCCCAACAGCTCGAACCCGAAGGCGATTGGACGACCTGGCTGTTCATGGGCGGTCGTGGCTGTGGCAAGACGCGGACCGGGGCGGAATGGGTGCGGGGGCTGGCAGCGCAGGAGGTGTCGCCGATCGCGCTGGTTGGCGAGACCATGACCGAGGCACTGGCCGTAATGGTGCGGGGGCCGAGCGGGCTGCTCAATGTGTGTCGGAATGACGAGCGGCCAAAATTGACCGGCTCGACATTGGTCTGGCCCAATGGCGTGGAAGCCATGTTGATGTCGGGGTCCGATCCGGACCGGTTTCGCGGGCCGCAATTTGCGGCGGCATGGTGCGATGAAGTGGCAAAATGGCCAAACGCAGAGGCGGCGTGGGACATGCTGCAGTTTGGTTTGCGGCTGGGCGATCGGCCACGGCAGTTGGCGACGACGACGCCGCGCTCGATCCCCTTGCTGCGCCGGCTGCTCAGCGATCCTCAAACGGTGCTGCGGCACATGACAACGCAACAGAACCACGCGCATCTGGCGCCGGGTTTCATGGACATGGTGGTCGGGCGCTATCGCGGCTCGGTGCTGGGGCGGCAGGAACTGGATGGCGAATTGATCGAGGATCGGCCCGATGCGCTGTGGCAGCGGGGCATGTTCAAGCGCTTCGCCAGCGGGACGGTCGAGCGGATCGTCGTGGCGGTCGATCCGCCGGTGACGGGGACGGTCAAATCGGACGCCTGCGGCATTGTCATCGCCGGTCGGTTGGGCGAGGGCGTGGTGGTGCTGGAGGATTGCACGCTGCGGCCTGCGGCGCCGCTGGCCTGGGCGCGGCGGGCGGTGGCGGCGTTTCATGCCCATGATGCCGATGCGATCATCGTCGAGGTGAACCAGGGCGGGGATCTCGTCCGCTCGGTGATCGCGCAGGTCGATGCCAACGTGCCGGTTCGCGAGGTGCGGGCCTCGCGTGGCAAGTGGCTGCGGGCGGAGCCAGTGGCAGCGCTCTATGGGCGAGGGTTGGTGAGCCATGCGGCAGGACTGACGGCGCTGGAGGATGAGATGTGCGCGTTCGGGGCGGACGGGAAATCTGACGGGCATTCGCCGGATCGGGTCGATGCGCTGGTCTGGGCAGTGACGGAGCTGGCGCTGAACGAGCGGCAGCCGCGGATCAGGCGGCTATGGTAAGGGTGATCAAGCGGTGGTGGGTTTGACACTCTGTTGGTGGGGGCGCAATGAGTCTAGTTGAGAACGAACGCACGAAACTCCTGGCCGGTGCCTTTGACCGTGCTTCGACAGCGTGTGTGACCGTGGGGTTGTTGGCGCCCGCCGCAGCACTCATCTATGGCGCCGGCGTAACGTCTATCCGACCTACGACATTGGCTATCAGCGCAGTGATTTGGATCGCGACAGCAATTGTGCTACATTTCTTTGCCAATCGCATTTTGGGAGGACTGAAATGACCTTCGAAATATTCGCCCTGTTCGTCTGGCCGATACTGATCGCCGCGATCGGCGGCGCGATAGCTTGGCTCTATATTTGGAACTTGAAACGCCACGACCGGCAGCATTCGGCCGAATAAGCTTTCGCTGCATCGCTGAATAATCCAAGCCCCGAGCGCCTGCGCCGGGGCTTTTTGTTTGTCCTTTTGAGGAAACCAAAACCATGCCGAACTGGATGAGCCGCCTGTTGGGCGGGGGCATGAACACGCCTGATGAACGCAAATCTTATGGCGGGCAGACGCTGCTCAGCATGAGCCAATTGGGTTCGGCGAACTGGAGCAACCGGGGTTTTGCGAGCCTCGTCAACCAGGGGTTCGCGAAAAATCCGGTGGTGTATCGCTGCGTGCGGCTGATTGCCGAGACGGCCAATCGGGTGCCGCTGGTGGTGCGCGAAAAAGGGATCAAGGTCGACGAGCACCCGCTGGCAAGCCTGATGGCGCGGCCCAATGGGCGCCAGTCGGGCGGGGAAATGCTCGAGGCGGTTTATGCCTATCTGCAGACTGCGGGGAATGCCTATCTGCAGGCCGGCATCGTCGATGGCGAGGTGAAGGGGCTGTTTGGGCTGCGGCCCGACCGGATGAGCGTCGCGGCCGGGAGCGACGGCTGGCCGATGGGGTATGATTATACGGCGGGGGGCCGCACGGTGCGGTTGCGGCAGGACAGCGAACCGGTACCGGGCGTGTTGCACATGGCGCTGTTTCATCCGCTCGACGATCACTACGGCATGGCGCCGCTGGAGGCTGCAGCGACGAGTTTGGATATTCACAATGCTGCCAGTCAGTGGAACAAGGCGCTGCTCGACAATGCGGCGCGGCCGAGCGGGGCGCTGGTCTATTCGCTGGGCGGGCAGAGCCTGACCGAAGAGCAGTTCGAGCGGCTCAAGACCGAGCTGGAACAGAATTTTTCAGGCGCGGCCAATGCCGGGCGGCCGATGCTGCTGGAAGGCGGGCTGGACTGGAAAACCATCGCGCTCTCGCCGCGCGACATGGATTTCATCGAGGCCAAGAACGCTGCGGCGCGCGACATCGCGCTGGCGTTCGGTGTGCCCCCGATGCTGCTCGGGATCCCGGGCGATAACACCTACGCCAACCTCGCCGAAGCCAACCGGGCCCTGTGGCGCCATACGCTGATCCCGCTGGTGGTGCGAGTGGCCGAGGAATTGAGCACCTGGCTGGCGCCGGCGTTTGGCGGGGCAGTATTGGTGCCCGATTTCGACGGAGTCGAGGCACTGGCCGAGGACCGGGCGGCGCTGTGGTCGCGGGTGGGGCAAGCAGAGTTTTTGAGCGATGCCGAGAAGCGGGCGATGCTGGGGATTTAAGCGGCGCGCGTCTGCCTATAGCCGGCGAGCAGGCCGCGCACGGAAATATCTTCGTCGATGGCTGCCCAGTGGATGCCTTCACCACGACCGATCAGACGCCAATTGGCACGGTCGGTATTGGTGGCATCACGCAGGCGGGGAAACCATTCCACGGGCACCGAAAGCTCACGGCCATCATCGAGCGTGACGTGCAGAACTGTTTCATTGACGGCGACGTCAATGGCCAGTGGCTCGGTCCTAAGCGTCAAAGTGGTCATGCCATGCCTTCAGTAATTCGTCTTGGTGGTCCACGACCAGTCGCCGGACAATACCCAGCTCGTGGGAGCGTACGCGCTGCGATGATGCCAGTTCTACCGGCGCAAGCCAATACTTGGCGAGTTTGTCGCCAAATTCAACGTGGATGTGCGGCGGCTCGTCATCCTCGCGGCTGAAGAAAAAGAACCGGTAGCCGTCGAGGCGAAGGATGGTGGGCATGGAAACCTGCTTACGGCTGAAACTTCCATGACCCTAAAGAACCCGGCACGCAAGAGTCTTGACCTACTCTGGAGTTTTTCATGACCGACCTGACGAGAACTGTGATCGAGCGGGGGGATTTGGCGCATTTGGCGCTGTTTTTGTGGGCGAGCGGGGCCAGCGGGTTGCTGGTCTGGAGCTTGAAGGAATTGGTGCGGGCCAATCGGGTGTTTTCCGAGTTCGTGGCCGAGATCGCCAGTTTGAATCGATTGTTCAAAAAAGGGGACTAACGCGATGGCCAACAAGGTGGAACGGGCGCAGGCGCAGGAGATTTTCCGGCAGTTGGCGTGGAATTTGGCAGGCACGCTGCAGGGTGCCAAGTCCCGGCAGCGGCCAGCGCTGCGGCCTTTGGGCAAGCGCTGATGGCGGCGATCGCGATCGACGCGGAGGGACGCTTTTCAGGCTATGCGAGTGTGTTCAACCGGCGCGACGCCGGGGGCGATATCGTGATGCCCGGAGCGTTCGCGCAGACGCTCAGCAGACGGCGCAGTCCGGTGCGGCTGTTGTTCCAGCACGATCCAAAGGAGCCGGTGGGCACCTGGGAAATCGTGGCCGAGGACAGTTTTGGGCTGCACGTGGCGGGGCGGCTGGTGCCGGGTGTGCCGCGCGCCGATGCGCTCAAGCGACTGATCGAGAACCGGGCGCTCGATGGGCTGTCGATCGGGTTTCGCACCGTCAGGGCGACGCGCGAGACCGGGGCCCGAAAGCTGTGGCAGCTCGAGCTGTATGAGATTTCCATCGTGACCTTTCCGATGATGGAGGACGCGCGGATCGCGTCCTCGAGCCTTTCGACCGGCGCCGCCATTGCGGCCGCCACCCAGACTATCCGCAACCACTAAGGGATATTTGCATGGACATCAGCAGTGACGGCCTTGAAACCAAGGCCGGCGCAGGGCGCGATATTGCCGCGCTCTTCGCCGATTTTTCGACCGCCTTCGAGGAATTCAAGGCGACCAACGACCAGCGGCTCGGCGAGATCGAAAAGCGCGGGTCGGCCGATGGCTTGCTGGTGGGCAAGCTCGACCGGCTGAACGCCGTGCTCGACGGACAAAAAGCCGCGCTGGACCGGGCTCTCGTGGACAAGGCGCGCCCACGGCTGGACGGCAAGGCCATGCTGGCCGAGGGCGAATACAAGGACGCGTTCTGCTCCTACGTGAAACGCGGCGAGGAGAAGGCGCTGTCCATTGGCGTCAATGCCGACGGCGGTTTCGTGGTGCCGGCGGAGACCGAAACCGAGATCACCCGGCTGATGACGGCGGTATCGCCGATTAGAGCCATTGCCGGGGTGCGACAGGTGTCGGGCTCGATCTACAAGCGGCCGATTTCGATTTCCGGCCCGGCCGTGGGCTGGGTCGGCGAGACGGCGGCGCGACCGACGACGGCCAGCCAGACGCTGACCGAGCTCAGCTATCCGACCATGGAACTCTATGCCATGCCGGCGGCGACCGCGTCGTTCCTCGACGATGCGGCGGTCGATGTCGGGCAGTGGATTGCCGACGAGGTCAACGCGGCGTTCGCGGCGCAGGAGACCACAGCGTTCATCACCGGCGACGGCATCAACAAGCCCAAGGGGTTTTTGACCGCAACCGCGGTGCCCGAGGCGAGCTGGAGCTGGGGCAACCTTGGGTATATCGCCACCGGTGCAGCGGGTGCACTGCCGGCGAGCAATGCCAGCGATGTGCTGATCGATCTCGTCTATGCGCTGAAGGCCGGGTACCGCCAGAACGCCAGCTGGCTGATGAACCGCAGGGTGCAGGGCGCGCTGCGCAAGCTCAAGGACGCCGACGGTAATTATCTGTGGCAACCGGCGGCGACGGCGGACGGCAAGGCCCGGTTCATGGGGTTCGAGCTGGTCGAGGCCGAGGACATGCCGAACATTGCGGCGAACTCGGTCTCCATCGCGTTCGGCGACTTCAAGCGGGGCTATCTGATCGTGGACCGCCAGGGGGTGAGCGTGCTGCGCGACCCATTCAGCAGCAAGCCGTATGTGCTGTTTTACACCACCAAGCGCGTCGGCGGCGGGATTGCCGATTTCGACGCGATCAAGCTGTTGAAGTTCGCCGTTTCGTAAAATCCCGCTTGCTGCCCCGCCCCCACCTCGCCTCCCCCTCGCGGGGGAGGGACCGCGTGGTGGGTGGGGTTGAGATTGTAGCTCAAGGCGCGATCTGTCCCTCCCCCACTTCTGGGGGAGGCTCGGTGGGGTAGCCCGCCAACAAACCAACAAAGGCAAAAATCATGATTTCCTATCTTCTCGCGGGGGCCGCGCAGGAGCCGGTTTCGCTTGGGCAGGCGAAGGCGTTTCTCAAGGTCGATGACGAGGCCGAGGACGGGCTGATCACGACGCTGATCGGTGCGGCACGGCTGCACGTCGAGGGTGTGACCGGCCGGGCGCTGCCGGCGCAGAGCTGGCGGGCGGTGCTCGACGATTGGCCGGCCAATGGATGGGTCAAGCTGCCGGTGGGGCCGCTGATCAGCGTCACGGCGATCACGGCCTATGACGGCGATGGCGAGGCTCACGCGCTGGGGCTGGGGCAGTTTTTGTCGGAGCCCGACCGCTTGATCGTGCCGCAGAGCGTCGCGGGGATGCCGGTGCTGCAGGAGCGGCAGGGCATCGAGGTCGACTTCGTGGCGGGATTCGGGAGCGAGCCCGAGGACGTGCCGGCAGATATCCGCCAGGCTTTGCTGGCGCTGGTGAGTTACTGGTTCGAGCATCGCGATGCGGTGATCGTGGCGGGCTCCGGCTCGGTGGTCCCGAGCGGGTTCGACCGGCTGGTGGCGCGCCACAAGCGGGTGCGGCTGTGAGCGAGACAGTCCCACCGGTCGGCACCATGACGGATCGGGTGCAGCTCAAGAAGCGGGCGATGACGAGCGAGGCCGAGGGCGGGCACGTGGCGCTTTATGTGCCGCTGGCCAGCGTCTGGGCGCGGGTGCGCTCGCTGAGCGGGCGGCAGGACGTCAGCGCCGATGGGCGCGGCGTCAGCATTTCCCATGTCGTGGTGCTGCGCTTCCGCACCGATTTGAGCCCGGGGGACCGGGTGGTCTATCGGGAGCGCAATCTAGACGTGGTGAGCGCTTCGGACCTCAACGGGCGGCGGGCGTATCTGAGCTGTCTGTGCACTCAAACCAGTGTCACGGGGTAGGCAGATGCACCCGATCCTGGCAGTGCAGGGCGCGCTGGTGGCGGCGCTGAAAAACGATGCGGCGCTCGTGGCGATGGTTGGCGATGGGATTTTCGACGCACCGCCGCTGGGACGGGCGGCGCCCTATGTGGTGATCGCGCGGCACGATGTGATCCAGCGCGACGCCGATCTGGCAGTGATGCAGGAGCATCGGATGCTGGTGCATTGCTGGGGCGATCAGCCCAGTCGCAAGGCGGCGCTGGGATTGGCCGAGCGCGTGGTGGCGGTGGCACTGGGGATCGGCGGGGTGAGCCAGGCCGAGCATGTCCGGACGGATAGTGTGATCGATGGCGCCTCTGGGTTGGCGCGCGCGGCGGTGACTTTGCGATTTTTGAGCGAAAGCTAGGCCCTGTCGGCGTCAATGCCGGCTGAAAAGCACGATCGGGAGACCAAAACTATGGCCGCACAGAGCGGGAAGAACATGTTGCTCAAGCTCGACCAGAGTGGGTCGGGGAGCTTCTTGACGGTGGCGGGGCTGCGCACGCGGGCGCTGGCGTTCAATGCGGCGAGCGTCGACACGACGGACCAAGAGAGCGCCGGGCGCTGGCGGGAATTACTCGCCGGCGGCGGGGTCAAGCGCGCGTCTGTCAGCGGGTCCGGGGTGTTCAAGGACGCTGCGTCGGATGCGCAGATCAGGGCGCTGTTTTTTGGCGGCACCATACGGGACTGGCAGTTGATCCTGCCGGATTTCGGGACCGTCCAGGGACCGTTCCAGATCGTGGCGCTGGAGTTTTCGGCCGATCACGCAGGTGAAGTGACGTTCGACCTGGCGCTCGAAAGCGCCGGGGAAATCGGGTTCACAGTGGCCTAGCAAAGTTCAACAGGAGCATTTTATGGCGATCACGCAACGGGGTGAGATCGACGCGGTCATCGGCGGCGAGCGGCTGACGCTGTGCCTGACGCTGGGGGCTTTGGCAGAGCTGGAGACGCGGTTGCAGGCGGGTGACCTGGTGGGGCTGGCCGAGCGGTTTTCGGGTGGTCGGGTGTCGGCGCGGGATCTGACGGCGATCCTCGGGGCCGGGCTACGCGGGGGTGGCAATGCCATCAGCGACGACGATCTGGCGCGGTTGAGCATCGAGGGCGGGCTCAAGG